ATGCTACGCCATCCTTTTTTGATCCTGCAGGTTTTAGAGCAAGAGATGAAGGCGTAGTAGTAAATGTAAATGTCCAGGGATCAGTAGTAGCTCAAAATGATTTAGTAGCAGCTGTAACCGATGCTGTATATGCGACACAGCGGACAGGTAATAATATAATCCTAGAGGGTATTTAATGACTACAGGCGCGGTATTTACTTGCACTATAGATTTTAGTAACGGCGCTAACTTTGACCCTAGCCTAGTACTTGATGATCCATCTACGCCGCTAGACCAGTCTGTCTTAGGTACTAGCGCATCTGAAATCGTAGACGTGAGTCAGTACGTATTACGAGCTGGTATTAGACGAGCTTATAACCGTACCTCTGACACCTTTACAGCTGGTAATGCTGCAGTGCGTTTAATTGATGAAACAGGTTTATTTAATCCTGCCAATACGTTAAGTCCACTATACGGAAAAATTTTACCGATGCGTAAGATACGTTTTATAGGTACGTTCGCAGGCCAGGAATACGCTTTAGGATCTATGTATGTCCAGTCTTGGAAATATACCTCTCCTACAGGATTCGATCCTGCCTTTGTCGATCTAAACTGCGTCGATGGTTTCCAGTTACTAAACCTGGCATCAATATCTACTGTTACAGGTGGTACGGCTGGACAGACTACAGCGCAGCGCATTACTAGCATCTTAGACGAGGCTGAGTGGCCTGGAGGTATGCGTGCTATATCTACGACCAGTACCACTACGGTACAGGCTGATACAGGCACTACTAGGACAGCTCTGGCAGCCTGTCAGACAGTCGAGGCTACAGATCTAGGAGCCTTTTACATTAATCAGCAAGGCTACGCCACCTTTAGGTCAAGGGAGGACATAATTACAGCCTCTGGCGGTACTGCTACTGTATTTAGCGATAGTGGTCTACCAGGGACTATTACATATCAAAAAGTAGCTTTCGATTTATCAGATTTTGGACTTATAAATAGCTGCACTGTTACACGTACTGGCGGTACACCTCAGACAGTAAATAACGTCGATAGTATTGACACATTTTTTAAGCATAGCCGTAACCGTACCTCCATAGCTCAGACTGATACAGATGCCTTAAATCAGGCGCTAATGATCGTCGCAAGTCGCCAGGAGGTAGGAGCAGACCTGCGGCTAGAGGCTATAACCCTAGATGCATATGATGGGGCAGATCCAGACCGCGTTACTGCAGCCTTAGAGCTAGACGTCTATGATCCGATTACTGTTATACAGGTACTGCAAGGTGGGAACGTAGAGAGCGATACCGTAATTACTGGCGTCTCTTATGACATTACTCCTAATTCTTTTAACACTACTTTTACCACCGCGCAACCGTTCGCGAGTGGCTTCGTGCTAGACTCTCTAGTAGATGGCCTACTAGACGAGGATTCGCTCGCTTACTAAGGAGATATATGTCTAAACAGAGCTTTAATACTGGGCAGGTACTGACTGCAGCTCAAATGACGTCGCTACAGCAGACAGCGATGTTAGGTGGAGCCTCTAGTGTCAAGACTGCTAGTTATGTCTTAGTAGCTGCAGATGCTGGAAGTAGCATAAGAGTTAATAGCACGAGCGCTACTACGATTACAGTAAATACAGGTTTATTTAGCGACGGCGATATAGTTACTATTTATAATAATAATTCTGGTGTGTCTACAATTACCGCAGGCACTGCGACAGTTACTACCTCTGGATCTCTAGCTTTGTCTCAAAATCAGGGCGGCGTATTGTATTTTACGAGTGGCTCTGCAGCTATTTTTTTTCAGTTCGCTACGCCTGCTAGCGGTGATATTGAAGGCATAGTAACAGGTACAGACTCAGGCCTCTCAGGTGGTGCAACTAGTGGCACTGTTACTCTTAGACAAAAATTAGCTTTTAATGCACAAACTACTACAGGTTATACGCTAGTAATAGGAGATCTTAACCAATTAGTAACTCTAAATAATGCAAGCTCAATTACTTTAACTGTGCCGCCGAGCGTATTTAGCGCAGGTGATGTCATAAACATAGCGCAGATCGGTGCAGGCCAAGTAACCCTAGCGCAAGGTGCAGGCGTAACTATTAACTCAACTGGTGCAACGGCAACAGCTCCTAAACTACGCGCAAGATATAGCGCAGCTAGCATTATCTGCACCTCATCAAATACCTTCTTGGTAGTTGGCGATATTGCGTAGTGAACATTTTAGGCATTATTGCTTCATCTAAGTTAGCCGCCGCAGGCGACTTTGAATCCATCGCTACTGTGACTGTTGGTAGTGGCGGTTCAAGCGATGTCACATTTAGTTCTATACCTGCTACTTATAGCCATTTACAGATTAGAGGTATGGCGAAAGATAGTAATAGCACAACTCAACAACTTAGATTTCAAATAAATACCGATACAGGAAATAACTATGCTTATCATCAACTTTACGGAACAGGAAGTTCAGTAAGCGCAGGAGCAGCGGCAAGTCAGGCTCTAATTAGTAATGCTTACGCCGTGGCCTTGAATAATGTGACAAGCGTTTTTGGAGTTTCTATTATTGATATTTTAGATTATGCAAATACAAATAAATATAAAACTGTTAGAAGTTTACACGGAACAGATGTGAATGGAACTGATGGATATGTTGGGATAACTTCTGGACTATGGCAAAGCACTTCAGCAATAACTTCAATTAAATTTTATTTAACAGGTGGAGCAAATTTTGCACAATACTCAACCTTCGCCCTATACGGCATAAAGGGGGCATAGCCAATGGCAATTACTTATGAGCCAATAGCTACGACTACGCTAAGCAGCGCTGCTGCATCTGTGACATTTTCTACTATTAGTGGTGCTTATACGGATTTGGTTTTGGTATGCAATATCGCGCAAGCAGCAAGCAATAATTCTCTGCGTATAAGATACAATTCAGATACAGGAAGCAATTATTCTTTTACAAATCTTTCTGGAGATGGCTCTACTGCATCGTCTGGGCGCGATAGTAATTTGACTAGCGGATTAGTAGCAAATACAAGTGGAAGCACAAGTTTAGAATTAGTAGTAATAGCACATATTCAAAACTATTCTAATGCAACAACATACAAAACTCATATAGGTAGAGGTAATAGAGCCGCTTCTGCAACTGATGCTACAGTAGGTTTATGGCGTTCTACAGCCGCCATTACAACGATTGATTTGGCTATGGGTTCTACATTTCCAAGCAATAACTTCGCTTCAGGCTCAACCTTCACCCTCTACGGCATAAAGGCTGCGTGACCTATGGCAACTACTTATGAAGCAATAGCGACTGTGACTGTGGGCTCAGGTGGGGCGAGTAGTATTGATTTCACCTCAATCCCTGCTACTTATACCGATTTATTTTTACACGTTTCTGCGCGAAGCAATAGGGCTGCTCAACTAGATTATTGGAACTTGCGATTCAATAATAATTCAGGAACTAATTATTCTGCAAGATGGCTCAAGGCTTATGGAGTAAATGTACTTGAATCAAGTAGTAATTCTGGAGCAGATAAAATGTTTATTGGTTGGGTAAACGGCAATACTGCAACCTCAAACACCTTTGCTAGCACTTCTATTTACATTCCAAACTACGCAGGTTCAGCAAATAAATCAGTTTCAAGTGATGGCGCTACAGAAAACAATGCGTCTGGAAACAATGATTTTGAATTGGGAATTATTGCTGGTTTATGGAGTTCTTCTTCAGCAATAAATCAAGTGACTTTATTGCCAGCAGTAGGAACATTATTACAATACTCAACCGCCACCTTATACGGCATCAAAAACTCCTAAGAAAGGAAAACAATGACACATAAACTCGTAGTGGACTGCTCAACAGGAGTAGTCGCAGAGGTAGAACTAACTGCTGAGGAAATCGCTCAGCGTGAGGCAGATGCAGTTGCTTTTGCTGCACAGAAAGCAGCAGAGGAAGCAGAGGCACAGGCTAAGGCAGAGGCTAAGGCTAGTGCCGAGGCTAAACTTGCAGCACTTGGTTTGACAGCCGATGAGATAGCGGCACTATCTTTATAGATTATGGAAAAGAGCGCGAACGGTTGGCCTGCATCTGCAGATCCAGAGGCTATAGATATAGTCCGTAAGCGCGTCCCTGGGACAGATCTAAAGCTACGCGTAGCTAAACCTGTAGCGCCTTTATTAATTGGCTTTGCTGCAGAATTTCATAAACTGGTAGAGCCTATAGATGAAGGTAAAACCCTGGACGACTGGGGCTATTGCTATCGCAAGGTTAGAGGATCTAATACCGTAGTCTCTAATCACAGTAGCGGTACAGCTATAGATCTAAATGCCACTCAGCATCCGCTAGCAGCTATTGGTACTTTTAATGATGATCAAGTAAGGGTAATTAATCGTTTATGCCGTAAATATGGTCTAAGATGGGGCGGTAATTATCGTAACCGTAAAGATGTGATGCATTTTG